GTGCCATAGCTTAGTTTTTTGATTTACAAATGTAAAGAAATTATACTGCGGGTGCTGCCGATTGCACCGATGCTTCGTTTTCAACGATGTTGAGGGCACTCTGAGTACCGATCTTTTCCATGTCCCTCTGATGTTGTTTTTGAGCAAATTGCTCATCAATTATTTTTTTGGCTTCATATAATCTTATGGCTTCGTCTGTTTTAGTCTTTTCTTCCGTTGCCATTAGTTCATTTTTTAGTTTGATTGCCTCCTGTTCCCGTTGTTTATCTAGGTTCATATTGGCTTCTTGTAGCTTTTGTTGTCTCTCTTTGTTCTTTTTGCTCTTGTAGTTCAGAAATGCCTCTGCATATTTCAGACTACCACTCTCCAAAAGTCTTTCTATCATCAGGAAGTCGGCAAGTTCAATTCCTATCACTCCGTCCCTGTCAGGATTCATCGCCTGTGTCGCTGCTGCGAGTATGACTTCCTTCCTCTTATCCGTGGGTTTAGCCTCATATTTGATGAAGTAGTCTGCATCCACGGTGTCTGCACCCACGCTTATCACCTGCACACCAAGATTACCTATCACTGGCATATATCCGGTATAGGCTTCTTTGTCGTGCTTAATAAGCAGTTGTAGTCTCAGGGAGATATTCTTTGCCGTCTGTTCTTTGATGTCGAGATAACCACTGTAAATTGATCTCAGGGCATTATTTGTTGCTGCCATGGCAATTTCTGAGCCTCCTACTGACTGCTCTGGATTAGGTGTTGAGGCATCAGCAATCTGGTTTATTCCCGTTATGTCACGCACGGCATTGGCATTAAATTCCCATACTGTGATGAAGTCTGAGAGTGCCACACCAATACCTCCCTGTAATTCCTGTATTGGCTTCAATCCACCCGGAGTATTTGGTATGCCCTTATGCGTGGTGGATTTGTACAGAAGGTCTCCTGTCTGTGTGAATATCCTGATAAGTTCAAGGGGCTCGAGTTTCTTCCCCCCTAATGATAGGTTTTGAAGTGCGGTGAGCTCAATGGCAATACCTGATGGCCGTGCCTTGGCAATAGCGTTCTGTAACTTGAAATATGCCGATACCATCTGATGTACGAACGTGGCTGAAAGGCTTACGAGTGATCGGTATGGCAGTTTGTACAGGTGATATGACAACTCTACCTCTTTCTTCCCCGGACGTGGCACGTCATACTGCAAGCCAAAATCATAGGTATATCTTGTGCCTATTATCCATTTGCATTTGTAAACAACTTTTATGTCAAACTTTTCCGTCTTTTTCTTCTCGGTCTCGAGCATCTTACCCCACTCAGAGTCATAGGATAGCGGATTACCATATTGTGTCTGCCGTGTCGTCCGGTAACGGCTGTTCACTGAGAACCACTCTCCATCCAGTACGTCAACAAGGAATCCGTCATAGGTTGCTGAGTGTGCATCTGCATCATAGCTGTACGACTCCATAGTAGGATTACCATGGATGCCGACAGAATCCCTTGCGAGTTGCATCAGTTCATGCTCGGGTATGTCGGGGTTGAGTTTGCGAAGGTCGGACACGAGTACCTGGATTATCTCACCACCATACTCCATGTTCCTGTGGTCATTGTGCTTTGAATATTGACCCACATACGCTGCGGGGTCAACATATCTGACCTTAACTCTCTTGGTGTACTGATCGGTGCAGTCTTTTGTGGCAAGGCAGTTGATCACGCACGCATCACGGATAAGCTGTTTTTTGATCTCTTTCCAGTGCGATATGTAGAACGTGTAGTCAAGTCCCTGCTCAATCTCAATCTCCTTGGCAAGTTTAAAGCCTCCGGCACCATCGTATAACTCCAACTCTTCCATGGTCTCCGGTACGTACTCATTAGAACGGTCAATGCCTATGGATTGGTCAATGTAACTCAGTGCCTCCTTGAACTTCATCCGGTACTGCATCTCCAACTTGGCATTCTCCTTCTCTTCTGTGCTTGATGGGTCAACGGCTGTAGCTACCACCTGATGATCGGTCTGCTCCATCATGCCCTCAACGACACGCAAGAATTTAGGAAGTATTGTAGGGATGTCCCAATTGATATTCATGTAGCCTGTCATCGCCGCATTGGGATCGGTGATGTCGAGTAAAACTTTCTGGTATTGCCTCACGTCCTGATTGCCGTCTGCCAGTTCCCTCAGTGATGCGAACTCCGCTACGGTAGCGTATGGGATGGCTGTCTTGCCTGACTTGTATTTGGCATACATGGCTTCGCACCATTTTCGCCCCCACTGTTCGTCCTTCTTTTTCGGGTCTATCTCGTCCTTTGGGAAAGGATAACTGCCCTTGGAATATGACTCTAACGACAATGCCATGTTATAAGATTTTCAACAAAGTTAATATTTTCGCATTGAACTGTATGTACGTTTTGACAAATAACTGTCAAGGGTGTACCTATCTTCATCAATCTTTGCTATATCGTCAAAGATGCCACGTGTGCCAAGCAGTGCATACCCCCCTGCTGTAAACAGGTCATAATTAGTCATGTCCTCGGGTCCGTCAATATCCCTGCACTCCTCCAATATCTCCACGTGGTTTTCTATGTCAGCCTCATTCTCAATCCATGTCATATACTCGGTGAAGATGTCTTGCTTAGTACGGTTTGCGGTGTCTCCGGGGGTGACGCTGATCTTGAAGGTGTTTGGGTCGATCTTGTATAGCAGGTAGCCTTCGTAGCTCCTGTCTCTGAAATAGTCCCATAGAAACGGCACGTCAATCTCGGGGAACATCGGCACCCCATAGTACACGCACATCATCAGCATGTCCTCACCATAGATGTTCTTATCAAAGGTTCTCTGTGCATACGTGCAGGCGAACTTCCGCTTCATGGAGAAATCATTGTCTTTGAGAACTCCCTTCTTCACCACTGCACCGCCTCCCTTGGACTTACGGTTGCCCTTGGTGATGTTGAACTTGAATGGGTCTCCCCCTGCTACTCCCCAATGTGAGTTTGCGGGTTTCATGCACTCCTCCTCGTCACTCCAAAAATGCTTATTTGCCTCATTGTCATTAAGCTGATGGCTGATGCGGAACTTCCCCTGTGGATTGGCTGTGAAGATCACCTTGCTATCACGGATGTTATCTTTCCATGAGAGGTTGCCCACTGCGATAGGCTGTTTCGTCATTGACAGGTCATCAATATACGTTTCAAGTTTATTCATATTGAACCCTGATGACTTCACGGATGTCCTGAAACACTCTGAGAACCGTATGGGATAAAGCCTTATTTCTTCCGATAATGATTCCTGGTCGTCCACGAATGCCTTGCGCCTGTTAAGCAGGAACTCCTTGGCCCCTACCTGTCTCTTTACATACTCAGTCTTTTCGCTTACCAGTGCGTTGATAACCCTGTTGCTGTGCTTATCAAAGGATTCCAAGCGGTCATAAGCGATGTATTCACTCTGCTCTTTGGTAGGGGTGTCGATAATGCTATTGCCATGCTTGTCAATAAATCCTTCCAGACCGTCATAGGCAGGGATGAATAGTGTTGCAAGTCCCGATTTGGTCTGTCCGTTCTGCGTACGCTCATAGAACCTGCTCATGCCACACTGGTACTTGAATGCCTTGCCACCACCTTTCTCCATCTCCCCTACCGTGGAGGTCTTGATGGTGTAGCCAATGATGCGCACCCCTATGGATAAGCACTCTTTTACCACGGTATGCCTGTCCCAACACGACAGTCCTTTCTTGAGCTTTCCCACCTCATCGTCATGGTGAAAGTATAGTTTGTCACCGTCATAGGCTGAGGCATCGGCCATCTCGTAGTTGATAGCGGATTCGAGTCCAAGTTCTGATGTTGACAGCGCACCACGGGATGACAGCCTCTTTGCCGGAGGAGAGAATGAAAGTTCGGTCTTAGGTGATGTGGATCCCTCATAGTTCGGCTTGAAGAAGAACGGCAGTTTCTTCCATGGTGCCACCAGATGCCGGAGAAAGCACTTGCGTGCCTGTATGTCATTCATGGACTGTATGCCTCCAAAGGCTGCCAGCGTCCTGCTGATGATCTCGTAGTTGATGCACTCGGCCTTGTAGGTAGCACCCTCCCTACGGTGTTTGGGATAGTTGAAGCCGTAGAATAGCCTTCTGCCAAAGTCCACCCAGATATATTTCCCCTTCTCGTCCTTTACTGCGAAGCCATCTGCATTAACTCTTGGTGCCTTGGTCTCGTTGTATATGTAGCGTGCAAAGAGAAAGAATCTCCTGTCCCTGTCTCGATATGTAGGCAGTCCGGTGTCGATCTTCCACCATCCGTCATAGAAATAATGCCACCCGTCAATGTATGTAGGCACTCCGTTGTTGTAGAACCAATATCCGTACAGCCTGCGTTCCCATTGTAATCGTATGAACTCAATCTCCTCGGGGTATATGTCCTTGTGATCTTCAATCTCAGCCCAGATGTCGTCAAGTGTTTCGAGTTTTATCTGCAGGTCGTGTAGTCGCTTTGGCAGTTTGGGAGGCTCCCATACCTGATCCTTTGCAGGCTTGCCAAATCCATCAATAAGATGCAGTTCCGGTGGCTCCGGCAGGGGTATCTCTATTGGTATAAGGTCTCTGTCATCGGTGTTCACCCACACGCTCTTTGGCGCATCCTCGTACTGAGAGAGTATCTGTGGAGATACTTCTTTGTAGTAGCGTTTTAAGAGTGCTAAGTGATTCATATTCAGTTGTGTATAAAGTAGGCTTTGGGAAGATATGCTACTCTTAACTGATGTTTAAGGCACTCGATAGCGCACTCCTCTGCATATCTCCCATCTGCCTGTTCGTACATGTGCTTAAAGCCTACCTTCTTGGCTACGTCAATCCTGACAGCAAATGAACCCATGTCAATTTCACATTCTTTGATGCGTGTCTTTAACACCTCATAGTCCATATACGAATGCACGGTGTCGCAATAGATGAATCCTGTATGCCTGTTCCCCTCGGCTAAGAACCTCTCAACAAATGTAGGGACGTAGTAATTATCATCATTGGTTATCAACACGTAATCGCTAAAGTTGTTCGGTAACTGCTCGATCATCCATTTCCTATTCGGATGTCCCCACAGTCCATTACGCTGTGGTGTCTCGCAAAAGGTTATCCTCGGGTCATCATATAAAGCAATAATGTCCTTAATGTCATCCGGTGCAGGACCATCATGGACTATATGCAGATTCCATCGCACATCCGTCTGCACAATGGAACAGTCAATCATTATCCGTAGTGGCACTGCACGTTTATAGGCTACACAAATTATCTCTAGTTTCACAGCACTTTTATTAGTCTTGTCTTGGCTATCTCAAACTGCTTTGCTGTCTCCTCCGGTGTCATTGCCATGTGCCAGTTCCATCCGTTCTTTACGTTCTCCTCACTGTTACGAGAGTGAAGATAGGCATTGCGTGCATTCACATATTCCTGTCCCATGTTTTTAAAGTGCAGGTTTATGATTTGTGGCGTAAAGTCGAGTATGAAGTTTCCCTCGGGGTGTGCAAAGTGACATCCGGGGTCATAGTTCATAGCCGATATCTCCGAAGGTCTGAATATGCTCATCTTTGAATTAAACTCCACACCCCACTGCACCTCATCATATATCTGCCCCTCTGTAACAGGGAAGGTGTCTGAGTACATGTTAAACATCCTCGGGAGCAGTACCGTTGCCTTTGATAAACTTAGCGCAGATTGCAGATAGGGATGATAGACAAGTTCATCTACATCGGTGACAATAACCCAATCTGCCCGTGAGTCTTTCCAACACGCATTACGGATATCAGTCAGGATGTCCTCTCTGAACTTATTATCAGTATCGAATGAGATCACGATAGCACCATACTGCCTTGCGATAGCTACTGAATTATCCGTGGAGTTATTATCAAATACCGTCACACTGCCATACTGTGTGTAGTGGCGCAGGAAATAAGGCAACATCCTTTCCTCGTTATGGCATACTGCAAAGGTTTCCAGCTTCATATCACCTCTTTTGTTATTGCAAATTCCTTATCAAATCCTTCGCTTAGCTCTTGTTCTGACTGCATCAGGTGCCAGCCCCATTTATTATCCCTGTTTACCTTGCTCATTCGTTTAGCATAACTCTTATTTCGATCAATAATATACTGCTTTCCCAGATGCCTCATGTGAAGGGTTCTAATCGGCGAATCAGCATAATTTAGTTTTACATTGCCCTCTGGATGACATAAATGGCAGCCAATCTCGTAATCAATCTCAGTAAGCTCGGAAGGCTTAAACAGGTTCAGCTTTGGCCATGCCTCATAACCACGCCGTACTACTTCATAAATCTGTGCTGATGTTTGCGGGAATATCTCAGTGAACATCTCATACCACGTAGGTTCAAAGGCTGTAAACTCACTATTTTCCAAGTAAGTCATCAGATCAGGATGATAAACAAACTCATCACAATCAACTATTATAACCCAGTCAGCCGTAGATCCTTTCCAGCAGTTATTCTTAATCTGGATATACAGGTCATCCCGAAGCTCACCGCCGGAATCATACTGTGATACTCTCACTCCGGCCTGAAGGCAAATCTCAACCGAGTTATCAGTCGAGTAGTTATCGTATATCATCACATTGCCATATCTCTGGTAATGCCGAAGGAAATAAGGAAGTATCTTTTCCTCGTTGTAGCAAATTGCATAGGTATCTATTCTCATTTTGGAAATATAAATAATACACTGTCCCACCAGTTATCAATATGATTCAGGTCAACAATATAAAACGGGTAACCAAGTTCCTTCATCGCTTCCGTAGTTTTATCAATGGTGTTTACATCTTCAATGATTAACATTCCCCCTTTTCTTACTATCGGATAAAGCAGTTTGATAAATGCAACTTGCTCTGATAAAATGTGAGATCCGTCATCAATTGCAATATCAACAGGAAAATCTTTAAAATATTCAGGCGTTAAGTAATTTATATCAGCAATATACAGACTAACCCTTGAAGAATAATCCTTATGCGACTCTGGCACATCAAGTATATCAATGCTTCTTATCCTTGTATCTGGATGTGTGAAATACTTATCCCAGAGAATTGTACTTCCTCCGGTATTTGTTCCTACTTCAAATAATCCTATTTCCTTATCCTGAAACGGCTTAAACAAAGGATCATAGATAGTGAAATAATGATGCGTGGAATGCTTGTCTGTCATATAACCATTCTCTTTCCAGATGTCAAATAGACTTACTCGTTTGGGTGCCATGTGCAACGTCCTAATCCTGTGTGAATACAATATGATTCGCTTAATATAGCAGCTTTATAACCCAGCCGGAAATACTCTAATCCGACCTTCAGCTCCCTCTGAGAAAGCTCTTCCGTAGGTGAAGAGTACTGAGTCCACGGCTTTGTGACTTCATACGCTGCCATGCTTCGTACTGAAGGATGACAGGTAAATCCGTGCCACCATCCGTTATCATCCGTGCCGACAATCTGATATTTAACTCCATCGGTATTTAATATCTCCGGCAGCGAACTCATCAGCGGGTTATGTTCTAAATTGACCTGCATAATTGTTTTGTCGCTTTCTAGCACCTTAATTGCTGGTTCAATAAATCCACCTCTTATAAATTCCCAGTCATCTTCGATATGCAAAACATAAGGCGTCTTCACTTGAGAATATGCCAATTCAATACTCTCATACGCTCCGATGTTCTTTTCATTGATTATCAGTGTATAATTGGAGTAGGTATCTAACATCCATTTTTTCATTGAGGAGTCACCGGAATCTTCAATGATAATCAATTCCTGTATTTCTCCGGTGCATAATTGCAGAAGCGATCTAATATTTCTGTATAGTAAATCCCTCCGGTTAAAACTCGTTATCACTGCTGTTACCATGTCGTTCTGTAATTACCTGTATGTTCACAATAAGGGATATCTATAAGGCACGCCGCACGATACCCTAATCGGTAGTATTCCCAGCCAATTTTACACTCTCTGAGCGACAGCCCGTCTGTCTTTGGAGACCACTGAGTCCAAGGTTTTGTCATCTCATATCCAGACATACTTCTAAGCCCCGCAATAAATGTAAATCCGTGCCATACTCCGCACATACCTCCAATACTACAAAGACGGTATTTCACTCCCTGGGTTTCAATAATCTCATTATCCAACGGTTCATTATGCCTATTCGATAACCACACTTGCATTATCCATTGGTTGCTTTCTAATACCTTTAAAGACTTTTCAATGAATCCTGACTTTAAATACCTAAAATCATCTTCGGAGTGAAATACATAAGGCGTTGTAACCTCCGCATAAACCTTGTCAATACTCTCGATTAAGCCTATATTGGTCTCATTGAGAATCAATTTATAATCAGGATAATCCCTTTTTAGTTTTTCATGTACCTCCGTCAGTCCTGAATCTTCAATGATGATCTTCTCCTTTACAGGATAGGTATTCATCTTATTAAAGCTGCTGGTACAAATCTTTAGTAAATCCAGCCGATTGTAAGATGTAAATATAGCAGTTACTTTACTCATGTATCCAATAGTTTGATATTGTTTTAACTTCTCCAAATGCCTCCTTTACGGCTCTCTTAACATCTTCCCAGTCGTGGTCGTGTCCGGCAATAACTCCGCCTGTTTTAAGTTTTGGCAGCCATGCCTGAATATCCGCTTTAACGTATTCGTACTGATGATTACCGTCAATAAAGATAAAATCAACTGAGTTGTCTTCAAACCGTTTTGCGGCTTCAACTGAGTCCGATTTAATGACATTGATATAATCCTTTAGCGGTTCTATATTTTTAAGGAACGACTCAAAGTTAGCTTTCCATTTCATCTCTTTCTGGTCGTAGTTCTCCCAAATATCAACAGCGTAAAACTTAATATTTCGTCCTGAGTTCTTTATCTTATCTGCCATGAAAGTAGTCGATTTTCCTTCCCAGCAGCCTATCTCAACAAATGTAGCATCATTAAACCTACCGACCATGTTTGTATAGAAATTATGGAAGTTGAACCAACCGTCAATACCCTCCCATATCTTCGGTTTGCCATAGTCTTTTAGAACGTCATCATATATTGTTGACCATTCTTGGTTCTCATAAAACCAACTTAATGGTCTGGGCGGTGTATTTGGGTTCCCTGTCCCTCGTGCCATCTTACGCATATATTCCTCCAGACTACGGGTAAAGTAGTGATTGATCTTTATGAACGCCCTCGGAGAATCACAAACTGCTCCACTGATTGGCTCCTGCAACTCATTGACTGCTGACCGAGTATATATCCCACGATGCGGATCATCTATATGTTTACAGTATTGAGTATTGATTATTGATTTAATCCACATTGGTTCGTCAGGTCTGCGCCAAAGGTATGAATCCTTGACGTTAGTTTCTGGTTTGGTCTGATGTCCTGAGCTGCCATAAAACGACCACGGAACACCCAAAGCTCCATTGCCTTCAAATCTTACCATGAACTTTTTAATATCCTTTTCTTCAAACATAACAAGGAACTCATCAACATCCATGTGAGCCATCCAGTATGAAGGAAAATTCTTTAAGGTGTAGTTATGAATAAACTCCGGCTCAAATAATGAATCCCTGTCAAGGCGGAGAACCGTAACAAGATCACCCCATTCAGCTTTTACAGGCACACGTGAACGGTGATCGTAAATAACAATATGCTCAAAACCTATTGCTAAATGGTAAGTAATCCACTCGTCCAGGTAATCATTGTCATCCCTGACGTTTGCTGATAAGATGCTATAATACATACTGTGCTTTTTCAAGGAGTCCCTGCTTCCTGTCCTTTATAAATCTCAATGGGTTGCCTGCCCATATCTCCCAATCAGGTACTTCATGTTTAACAAAACTCATTGCTCCTATTGCTGCACCCGCACCAATCATAAGATTTGGCATAATAACCGTTCCTGCCCCTATCTGTGAGTATGTCCTCAAAAGAACCTTGCCTCCTGTTACATTACAATACTCTGACGGATTCATAGGACTGATAAGGTGGTCACCTCCAAAGTCATCCGTGGCACTGAATATGGTGCATCGTGGCGATAGTCCGGTAAAGTCTTCCATTATTATCCCAAATTTACCATAGAGTCCACAGTATGCACCTATGTGGATGTGATCACCGAGTATTATCATGCCGGATAAGATGCAATAGTCATCAATCCTGACGTTGTTGCCTATCCTGATCGGACCTCCGTAGATAGATGCTTTGTCGGATATCAACACGTTTTCTCCATGCTCGATACCGATCTCTTTTAACTGTCCTTTAGTTAGAAATGCCATTATTTCTGATATATTGGAAAGGTTGATAAATCAGGATAGGGAAGGGTGATGTCCGGCATCTTTCTTCTGCTACCGTCAAGGTTATAGAACTGTTGCATCAGCAATAACCCGAGCTCTGCTATTACCGGATTCATGTAAAAGTTCCACCCTGTCATGTCGAATGTGTCTTCGTGGTATGATACTTCATTTCTGCCGGAGAACCTTGCTTTCTTAAACCATTTGTAAGCATCCTCGTTGTCGGTCAATATAGCACCTCCCTTGCCTAATTTGAGATGCTTATACGGTCCGGTGAAGGAACAACACATATACGTCCCTGCAACATACATATCACTGGTGAATCTTAACGATGAGTCAACAACATTACTTGGACTTAGCTGATAGGCTCCGGTGAGTGTTCTCCCGTCATAAAACGGAGGCTTATAGAAAACGACCTTTCCTCCGGCATGGAGAATTTCACACGGGACACTCATATACGTCCGGCATGGCACCGATATCTCCTTGCCACTGACATCATCATATACAAGCGCAAGGAATAAGGCATTACTGCAATTATCAAGGCATACACAGTACGGTGCACCTGTATATCGTGCAATCTCTTTCTCAAATTCTGCTGTTACTTGGTGTGGGTTCATGTCTCATATCGGATTAAAAAGTTATCTTTCCCTGCCTCCACAAACTCCTCGGCATACTGCTCACGTCCATCGCACATACATATCCACTGTTCAGCATGGTATCTATTGAGTAATTGTAGGCTGCTAATCTTCGGAAGTTTATCAATATAAACTCGTTGGAACCACCAGAAATTACCTGAGAAATGGTCCGGGTCTCTGAGAAAGTTCACTGATGACACATCATAATCGCCACATACCCTCTCGTAATGCTCTCTCCATCTCCAAAGAATTGCTTCGTTTAACCAATTTCTCCATATTTGGATATTCGTCTCAAAGGGATTAGTAACACCCTTGGTATGGAAATAAAACCCTACATAGTCGGAGTTGTCTTTCTCGATGAGGCGTAGCGTGGGGAACTCAAACTCTTTTGGATTCGTGGAGTAGTATTTTATTTTGAACTTTGGATAAAGGTCTGTGATGTACATCTCCAAATCAGCTTTGTCCTCGGGTCTGCCTATACATCCAATGCTTATCTCTTCACAAGCATCATAGAGCCCTGATGTGAGTAAAATTCTTACCTGTTCGCTTACTACGGTGAAATAATGTGCCGTCATCCAGATATGGTAAAATCCCTTAATCATTTCTTTGCCTCAATTAGTTTCTCTCCGCTCTGTGACTTCTTTGCTATGTCCTCGGGACGTAACTCTAACCTCTCATTTTCCATGTATCTCAACACCTCGTCTTTAAGATAGGGGTTGCTGTCTTGGTTCAACAGTTCAAGCAGGCTCTCTTCAAGATCATCCCGTAAGTCTTTTGCCTTGGTGATGTTCTTTGTCTCGCCACCGATTATATCGAGCATGAGATTGTAATATGAACTCTCAATAGCAACGAGATAGCTGTACTTGAAATTCCTGTGCATCCTCACAAACTGCACTATTTTACGGTTCACGATGTCATTCTTCCCCATCAGTAAGTCCTCAATGGGCGATTCAAAGTTGCCGTTCTCAAGTACCGTAAATTCGAGATCATGTGCCACCTCCACTTTTCTCTTGAGTATGTCGTGGTATTTTCCCCTATAGGGTGACTTCTGATCGTACATCAACAGCACGTATCTGTTCACCTTGTCGTTGTCAATGCCTTCTCCTGCACTGGTCTTAAACTCTCTTATTTTGCCCAATTCCTTGTAGTGTTGTGTCACACTCGTACCTGCGGGTAATTTCTCCACGTTATAACGCATCTGCGTAAACTCTTTTGGATGGAATTGGAGACTCATAAGGCAAGTTTTTGTTGAATATTATCCGATTCTATTCTCTCATTGGACCATATCAATTCACTCTGCCATCCACTTCTTGTTTTCTGTCTTACAAGAGGTACAAAAGGCAACCATGATGCTTGTCCTGACTCACATACTATAACCTGTCCTTCTCTTTCCTTAATGAAATCTCTCAGGGTACCGTAATCAATTTTATGATGTTTGTAATGTTCACCGCCATTTAAAGAATATGGAGGA